AGTGAGTTGGATGAATTCAAAGAAAAGAATCCACACTTAGAAAGAATGATTACTGCACCAGCTATAATAAGTAGCACTGGTAGTGGTGGTTTAAAACCTAGAGGTGGGTTGGATGAAGTGTTTGCGAAAGCAGCAGAAGCACATCCAGACAGTCCACTTGCAGATAGGTATGGTAAGAAAAGTATTAAACAAATTAAAACTGAACAAGTTGTTAAAAAACATCGTAATAAGTGGAGTAAAGAATAATGGCGAAAGCAAAAGATATTAGAGTTGACCAAATGGTTGCAGTAAAACCAATTACTGACAATCAGAAGAAAGCTTGGGAAGCATATAAAAAAGGTAAAAATCTTTTCTTGTATGGTGCTGCTGGAACTGGTAAAACCTTTATCTCTTTGTATCAAGGACTACAAGAGGTGTTGCGTCATGACACTCCATATGACACAGTTTATATGGTTCGTAGTGCAGTTCCTACTCGTGAGATTGGGTTCTTGCCTGGTGATGAAGAAGATAAGACAGCATTGTTCCAAGTTCCATATCAGAATATGGTTAAGTTCATGTTTGAACAACCAAACGAAACTGCGTTTGCAAATCTGTATGATAGACTAAGAAATCAAGGAAGTTTGTTTTTTCTAACAACTTCATTCTTGCGTGGCATCACTTTAGACAATGCAATCATTATTGTTGATGAAGCACAGAACTTGACTTTCCATGAATTAGATACAATCATTACTCGTGTTGGACAAGATTCAAAAATTGTTTTCTGTGGTGACTACTACCAGACAGATTTAGTAAAAGGTAATGACAAGGATGGTATGAAGAAATTTCTACAAATCCTAGATGGTATGGAAAGTTTTGAAAGTATCGAATTTACACTGGGCGATATTGTTCGTTCTGGTATGGTTAAAGAATATCTAATTAGTAAAATCAAATACGAACAGGGAGTGTGATATGGCGAAATATAAAGCACCTTCTAGCAGTGTTCATGAGTCAGTCCACAAGAGAACATCAATTGGTGGTGGGCGTCCAAAGATGAGTTCAATGAACAAAGATGCTAAAAGGTCATATAAGAAGTATCGTGGACAAGGCAAATAATCTCTTGACTTTATAGAGATTAGTTGGTATAATACATTATGAAAAACTAAAAGGTGATAATATTATGTTTACACACAATCCTGTTGACATTCCAGCAGTAAAAACTAAGAATGTAAATAAAAAGCGTTTCTATGTAACGCCTGATGGTATCTATCCATCAATTACAACAGTCCTTTCTGTTCGTTCTAAAGAAGGACTTGCAGAATGGCGTAAACGAGTCGGTGAAGATGTTGCAAATTACATCTCTCGCACCGCTGCAACTCGTGGAACTAAAGTTCACCAGATGTGTGAAGATTTCCTAAACAACGTAGAGATAGAACCTACCAAGCGTGAGTTCTTACCTTACTGTTTGTTCTCTCAACTCAAACCTGTTATTGAAACAAGTATAAATAATATATACGCACAAGAATGTGGTTTGTGGAGTGACAAATATAAGGTCGCTGGGAGAGTTGATTGTATCGCTGAATACAACGGCATTCCTTCAATCGTTGACTTTAAAACTTCTCGCTCTCAACGGAATGACGAATACAATGAGTCATATTATATTCAAGCTTCTGCATATGCAGAAATGTTTGAAGAAAGAACTGGAATTCCAGTTGAACAAATTGTAATTCTTGTTGTTACCGAAGATGGAACAGTCCAAGAGTTTGTTAAGAAAAAGCATGATTACTTGCCACTTCTTGTAGAAACTATTGAACAGTTTGTCTCCGAATGGGAGAAGGAAAATGAAGAAGTTTCTACAGATAGCGTTGCTAACGCTGTTGCCAGTTAGTGCGATTGCACAAAGTGAATCACCATTAAACGAACCAGATACAGATCGCCCAGTTACATATTGGGCATCTAAACCAGTTCAGTGTTCATCAGTATCAGAAATGATTAAACTGGTGACAAAATACGGTGAAGTTCCAAATATTCGATTTAAAGGAACAGTTGGAACTCCAGCTGGTTCGCCAACGGAATCACAATTTGTTATTGCAATGAACAAGGAAAAAAAGACTTGGACATTGATTGAATTTACTGGTGGAGATCAGGCATGTATAATTGCGGTTGGGGAAGGTGATATAATAATACCCCAAGAAGGAATTAAAACCTAGAAAACTATTGACTTTTTTATACCGCTGTGGTATAAATAAAATACAGTTTGTTGATACAATTCAACACTTGAACAGGACGGCGGTGCGATACCGCCCGCCTCCACCATAAACACATTGAGGAAACCATGATAGAAAAATTCCTTTTGAAATTTAAGTGGTATAGGAATTTTGTTAAAAAACAAGAAAAGAAGAGAATTAAATATCTTGGACTTTAGTGTGCTTATGATGGGGGCGAAATAGGATCGACTGGCAAGGATAGAGGCGAGTAGAGCTGTCGGATGACTCCGTTATTGGTCAAAAACTACAAACGCAAACGATAACTTTGCTTTTGAGGATTATGCTCTAGCAGCATAATTGCTCTGGGTTTCGGTAGGTTTCCTAGAAACAGAATAACCTACCACATCGTTCATCCTCAGCAGTAGAGGACGGAAGTATGCATATGCAGAAGGAACGCACTCAACTGTAAAAAGGAGAGTGTTATGGAACTTTGGAAATTGTGGTTGTATCGAAAACTGATACAAGAACACAAACGCAAAAAACTTCTAAAACTACTTTGGGAAAGACGGTAACACACAGACATAACACACAAAGGAGAAAACTATGTCAAACCCATATCAAATTAGAACGGATGTTCTTGCAATGGCAAAAGAAATGTTAGATCGTCAATACGAAACTAATATGCAACTTGCTCATCAAGCAATGGATTTATACAAAGATAATGCCGATCAGGCATTGGACGCTTGGAAGAAATATGTTCCAAAGATGTATACACCAGAAGAACTAAAAGAACAAGCAGAGAAACTTTATTCTTTCGTTACTACAAAAGAATAAATCTGCTAGGGTGGCGCCTTAATACGCTCGTGTGCGCCAACGGTTAGTTCACATTAGAGGTCGTAGATGGATACATCGTAGACCATGCATCCAGAACTTATACACTGGCTCTGCTTTATAAGATAGGGGGTGGGGCGCCCTGCCCCCTATCACTTTAACTTGAAAGGAATATTATGAATCTAGAAGAAATTGCAGTGATGACCCCAAAGAAGTTTGCTATGAAAATTGAAGAAATTGTGTCTAAAGGTGGTATTACATATATGGATGCGATTCTGGATTATTGTGAGAAAAATCAAATGGAGCCTGATACTATCGCTCCACTCATCTCTAAACCACTCAAAGAAAAATTAGAAGCTGATGCAAGAGAATTAAATTTCTTGCCAAGAGTTGCAACCCTACCAATCTGAGGAACGTAATGGAAGCGTGGGAAGCTTACCAAGTGTATCTTGGTCTTAAACTACATTTTACAAGTGATTACGACTATACAAGATATGGGGGTAAAACATCTGCAACCAAATCATCGTTTTTAAAACGAAAAGACAGAAACTTTTTTGCTAGGGTTGCAAGAAAATATGGGGAGTCTACACAAGATTACTTTATCAGTAATTTTCTGCATAGTCCTAAAGGATATGTTGCAGACTTTAGAGAAGAACATTACCTAGAATGGTCTAAGAACAAACAATCTTTAACCTACAACTTCATGAAGGACATGTCATTTTTATTTTCACAAGTAGACGATTTTAATTCAATTTTCTCTTGCATTAATGGACAACATCCTGTATTATTAAAGAACTTCCTCGCAAAGAGGATAAGTTTGGAAACGATGGTAATCCTACAAGGACTGCTGAACTATGTTAGACAATTTGATAAGGAACTAAATGATGATTTAATATGGCCTGATAGTAGACGGATGATCGTCAAATACGCCGCATTTTTGAATTTCAATAAACAGAAATGTAAAACACAACTGCTCAAACTTACAGAGGAGACTTTCTGATGAAACAGGAAGAACTTGTTAAGGAAAGAGATTTTTACAGGGCAAAACTTGCAGAAGCAAATGCTCGCATTAAAAGTCTAGAGTTTGATAACGCTGAATTAGTGAAGCGTGACCAAGACCTTACCAAGCGCATGTCGGAAGTTGCTAGTAAACCTACTAGTTCCTACCGTCCAAAGCGTAGGTATAATTAAAAACATATCCTAAGCAAGATACAAAACTGCTTACTTTTAAAGGGTTAGATAATGAAGTATAAACAATTGTCACAGAATGAATGGATAGTCGAAGTTCAAGAGAATGGTAAGACTAAAGAACTGTTCATTGAGTTCCCGCCAGGTTGTATTGACCAAGTTGGTTGGGATGTGGGTGATACTGTAATATGGGAAGAACTACCAACTGGTGGTTATTCATTGAAAAAGAAAGAGGATGAAAGTGGCAGAGAATAAGGAAACAAAACCAATGCTGACTACAGCACGACTTATTAGTTACAGTCAACCCCCAAAGGATGGATTGTATGTTGGTGATGATATTCAAGAACTTATTGCATATTGTGCTCGGGTATCTAATCCGGCCAACCAAGCAAGTCACAAGACGAGCGAAAAACTCATCAAATACCTTGTTGCAAACAAGCACTGGTCGCC